TGTCTAAGATTAGGTAGTAAAATAGTAGGTAAGTGCATGATGGGATCTACCTCTAATGCCTTAGATAAAGGGGGTGATAGTTTTAAAAAATTATATGAAAATTGCAGGCCATCAGAAAGAAACGCTAATGGACAAACCAAAAGTGGTATGTACTGCTTGTTTGTACCTATGGAGTGGAATTTTGAGGGATATATAGACGAGTATGGAATGCCTGTTTTTTACACACCAGAAAAACCTGTAAAGGGGGTGGATGGGGAGTGGATAAGCACAGGTGTAATAGATTACTGGCAAAATGAGGTTGATTCTTTAAAATCAGACGCAGATGCATTGAATGAGTTTTATCGTCAATTTCCTCGAACCGAATCTCATGCTTTTAGAGATGAAAGCAAGTCCTCACTATTTAATCTTACTAAGATTTATCAACAGATAGATTACAACGACTCCTTAATAAAAGAAAGATACCTCACTAAGGGCAGGTTTCATTGGAAGGATGGTATTAAGGATAGCAAGGTAATATGGACTCCAGATAAAAATGGGAGATTTTTAGTCTCATGGATTCCTGAGGGAAGGCTAAGAAACAATGTAGTGAAAAGAAATGGAAGAAATTTTCCAGGCAATGAACACTTAGGATCGTTTGGTTGTGATCCCTATGACATATCAGGAACGGTTGTTGGAAAAGGGTCTAATGGATCCCTACATGGATTAACTAAGTTTAGTATGGATAATTGTCCGTCTAATGAGTTTTTCTTAGAATATATAGCTAGACCTCAAACCGCTGAGATATTTTTTGAGGAGGTATTAATGGCTTGTGTATTTTATGGGATGCCTATTCTAATAGAGAACAATAAGGCTAGGATACTTTATCACTTCAAAAACAGGGGGTATAGAGAATTTTCTATGAATAGACCTGATAAGACATATAATAAGCTATCTAAGACTGAAAGAGAGCTAGGAGGTATACCAAACTCATCAGAGGATATAAAACAAGCCCATGCTTCAAGTATAGAATCTTATATTGAAAAGTACGTAGGGATGGATTTAGAGGCTACTTATAGAGACCCTGATGAAATGGGGAGTATGTTTTTTAGTAAGACTTTAATGGATTGGGCTAGGTTTGATATCAATAATCGTACTAAACATGATGCCTCTATAAGCTCAGGACTTGCAATTATGGCAAATAATAAGCATATTTATACACCCACTAAGGAAGAGTCAAAAATATCTGTTATCTTTGCAAGATATAGTAACAAAGGAAATTTAAGCCAAATTATTAAATAATGAGGAAACCTACCATAGCAGTTAATCCCACCACGTTTCCTAACCAATTAGCTACAGATAAGCAAAAGGCTTCTAAGGAATACGGATTGCAAGTGGGTAAGGCTATACAATATGAATGGTTCAAGAGATCTGGTAATAGTTGTAGATACTACAGCCAGTGGGTAGACTTTCATAGATTAAGACTTTACGCAAGAGGCGAACAGTCTGTAGCCAAATATAAATCAGAGTTAGCCGTAGATGGCGATCTTTCATATCTAAACCTAGACTGGACACCAGTGCCTATTATTCCGAAGTTTGTGGATATTGTGGTAAACGGAATGTCAGACAGGCTTTTTACCGTACAAGCATACGCACAGGACGCAATGGCGGCTGGTAAGAGAAAATCATACCAGGATATGATTGAGCAGGATATGGTGGCTAAGGATTTCTTATTACAAACTAAGGAACAATTCGGTATAGACGCATTTAATACTAAAGCAGAAGATCTTCCAGCTGACGATCAAGAGCTACAATTACACATGCAGCTTAACTATAAACCAGGTATAGAAATTGCAGAGGAAGAGGCTATCAATACAATACTAGAAGAGAACCACTACTACGACAAAAGAAAAAGAGTTGACTACGATATTACTACTATTGGCATGGGATGGGTTAAGCATGAGTTTTTGCCTAATTCTGGAATTAAGGTTGATTATGTAGATCCAGCTAATTTAATATATAGCTACACAGAGGACCCTCACTTTAGTGATTGTTTTTATTTTGGAGAGGTTAAGCAGATTCCAATAACAGAGCTTATAAAGATAAAGCCAGATATTACAAAAGAAGAATTACAAGAAATATCAGAGACTAGTTCAGGGTGGTTTGATTATTATGGAATTACAAGACAGTACCAGAATGATATTTTTCAAAAAGACGTAGTAACCTTATTATATTTCAATTACAAGACAGATAAGAAGTTTGTTTATAAGAAGAAATACTTAGATAACGGAGGAGAAAGAGTTGTAAGGAAGGACGAGAATTTTAATCCACCGCAAGAGGCACAGGAACGATTTGAAAGAATTGAGAAAAGAATAGATGTGTGGTATGAAGGTATCCTTATTCTTGGAACTCAAAAGTTATTAAAATGGGAGTTATCTAAAAACATGGTTAGGCCTAAATCAGCGTCTCAGTACGCACTTCCTAACTACATAGGTGTAGCTCCTAGAATATATAAGGGTAATGTGGAGTCCTTAGTTAGAAGAATGACAACATTTGCTGACTTAATTCAAATGACACACCTTAAACTACAGCAAGTAATATCCAAGGTAGTTCCAGATGGTGTATATATAGATGCAGATGGTATTAATGAGGTGGATCTAGGAACAGGAGCTGCATATAATCCAGAGGATGCACTTAAGATGTATTTCCAGACTGGTAGTGTTATTGGTAGAAGCTTTACACAGGACGGTGAATTTAACCACGCAAAGATTCCTATTCAGGAATTAAATTCTAATAGTGGACAGGCTAAAATGGGTAGTTTGATTAACACCTATAATCATTACTTAAATATGATTAGGGATGTAACAGGTCTTAATGAGGCGAGGGATGGCTCTACACCAGATCCTAATTCATTAGTAGGACTTCAAAAGTTGGCAGCTGCTAACTCTAATACAGCCACACGACATATTCTGGATGGAAGTTTATTTATAACAAGAAAACTATCAGAAGCTTTGTCTTGTAGAGTTGCTGATGTATTAGAATATTCTGATTTTAGGGAGGAATTTGCTAATCAGATAGGTAAGTATAATGTAAATATATTAGATGAGATAAAAGATTTATACCTACACGACTTTGGTATATTCATAGAGGTGTCTCCAGATGAGGAGCAAAAATCTCAATTAGAGGCTAATATTCAAGTAGCACTAAGTAGAGACCAGATTGATTTAGAGGATGCAATAGATATTAGGCAGATCAAGAATATTAAGATGGCTAATGAGCTTCTTAAGGTTAAAAGAAAAGGTAAGCAGAAAAAAGATGATGATAGGGAGAATGAGAAGATGCAGATGCAGGCTGATATAAATATGCAGTCACAGCAGGCAGCGGCACAAGCATCAATGCAGAAATCTGAAGCAGAGACTCAATCTAAGATACAAGTTAAGCAGGCTGAGGTTGCTTTTGAGATAGAGAAATTAAATGCTGAGGCACAGCTTAAGAAGGAGCTTATGATGGAAGAGTTTAATATTAACATGCAACTTAAAGGGGTTGAGTCGGAAGGCTTAAAACAAAGAGAGGATGGCAGGGAAAAAGCTAAGGCAGATAGAATATCTCAGCAAAACAGTCAGCAGTCTAAATTAATACAACAAAGAAAGCAGGACTTACCTCCTGTTAATTTTGAATCTAACGAGGATAGTTTGGATGGATTTGACTTGTCTGAATTTGAGCCAAGATAAATATAAAAAACTTTTAGTAACTTTGTAAACAATTAAAATTTAATTAAATGGATGGTATTAAAGTAAGAGAAGTTAGTGCCGAGCCAGAAAAATCTAAACAACAGATTGAGGCTGAACTTCTTGAAAAACATGAGGCACAGTTTGAGGATAGCGATTCTCAGCAAGAGGAACAAAAAATTAAGGTTCAAGACACAGCGGAAACAACGGAAGCTGTAGAAGAACAACAGGAGGAACAAACACAAAACGAGTTAGGAGATAACGAAGTTCTTTCATATATTAAAAACAGATATGATAGAGAGATTAACTCTCTTGATGATTTATTTGAACAAAGGGAAAATAGTGATGATCTTCCAGAAGATGTTTCAACTTTCCTTAAGTTTA